AGCACTTGCTTTTGCTTGTGATGTTAATTGTCCCCAAACAACATAACCTGATGAAAACTTAACAATTGGGTTTAGTTGTTTTAAATACATTTGATCACGTTGTCCCAATCTTGGATTATATCTTAATTCCTTAATTGAGTCAATTGATGCTCTGTTAAATCCAGCTGCTGCAAACCACAGTTCTGCTACATTGTCATTTCTTGGAATCAAATATGACATGTGATAAATAGGTGAAAACCAAGCATCTTCTCCTGTGAATACATCAGCTACTTTATTATAACATTCATATAAAGCAACATAGAAGTTATTAAAAAGATGGTCATCAGTTCTTGCAGCAAGAGCCAAGGTTACAGATGCATTATCACCATTATCAACAATACCAACACAATCACGTCTTGTTTGACATAATGTACTAATTTGAGTCTTAACATCGTCTGGGTATCCTGCATCATAAACAATTGTAAAATAAATGTTTTCAGTATCTAACATAATATCTTCATTTACCCCAGTAATAGGATTATCTAAAGTTCCGGCATATGCAGCTGCAAGAGCAGTATCCGCTTCATCAGTATCAAGACTTCCATCTGTCCCAACTAATGCTCCTTCAGAACCTTTTCTTAATGGTACAGGTTCATCAGCTGTGAATGCAGAAGCCACATCTCCATTTGATTTTTTGATTTGATATGAAATAACAGAATCTTCATCAAAAAGTGTAGTCGATCCATTCCACCCCTGTGTTCCGCCAGTCAGAAGTCTATCTGGGAATACATTGATTTCATCATCATCATCATTAGCAGCTCCTAACCAACCCCAAATTTCATTGCCTTTTGCATCTTTAGCAATAACAACATAATTAGCATTTAAAAGTTCATCAGCATTTTCCCAATCTGAAAAGTCTTGTTTGTTGTCTGTAATTGTAGCTGAACCACCTGTCTCACTAACAGAAACAGTTCCGATATCTTTATCATATACCTTAGCAACTAATTCATAACCACTTGTATATTCTTCATCAGTAGTTTGCATATAAAATCTTAACATTGATGAATATGTTTCTAAAATACTACCAATAAAAATTGAGTCACCAGCATTATCTACTGCAAGAGGATTGAATGAAACATCAAATGACTCAATTATAATATCGTCGCCATCTGATTGTTTTTCATAAATATCCAATACATAAACTCCAGATAATGTCGGATTTGAATGTCCTGTAAACCGAACAGCAAGTGAGTTATAATAATCGCCTCTTCCAATTGGTACTAAAAATCCCAATGGTTTTGTATCATCATCATCTACTAAGTTTGTAATAATTTCAGCTTTTGAATTAAGACTACCAACATAAGTAATTGAAATACTTGCAGTTGTATCAACAGTAGCTAATTGAGTATCAATTCTCATATTAGAATATGTAGCATCATCTGGTAAACATCTCATCCAATATAATGCACCTGATTCACCTAAGTGATTATATGCAATATATGGACCTTGCCCGTAATTTTTTGTATAATCGGTAATTTTTGGTTCGCCCCATTCGCTGATATAATCAGCTCTTGAACCAACGAAAGTAAGTTGGTTGTCTCGACCCTTTCTTGAAAAACCACACAAGAATCCAATTGTAGATGGGACTGATTGTACAAATGTTGATAAGTCGATAATTTTAGTAAAAACGCCTGGAGATACATTACTCATGATCTCTTCCTCCGGTTAAATTTTAATTTCTCTAATAGTTTCTAACCCTCTAATTTAAGCTTCCTTTCTTCTCCAGGTCTAAATTAATAAATCCTTTAAAATCATTTTTTGCTCAATTCCTTTTAAAGATATAAATACCATACAAAAATCAAACGTCTATCTTCTGTTTTGATTAATGATGGGTATGTAACTCTTGCAAACAAACTAAATTGCCCAGCGTAACCACCGGTACTACTTGCAGCTGAAAATAAACCAGCTTCACTTAGTTGTTGTCCGTTTGCATCATCAGCTCCAATTGTAGTTGTAATTTTAATAACTAAATATTTATCATCATTTAAAATATCTGTTTCAAATTCAACTGGGTTTGTATCATCTTGATCAAAAATCTTTTTATAAAATCCATCGTCTGGATAAACATATGAATCCCCAGCTCTTACCTCTCCAGCAGAATGAGGGTCTGCATAAAGGCTCGATGTTGTGTCAGAAATCATTACAGGGGAATATAAATATTCATCATCATTAATAGGTGGAGTTGGATCGAGAGGATCAGCAGGTCTTACCCCACCATCTCCAACACCAAACCATTGAAGCCATTCATCTTTTGTAGGATCCACTGATGTATTATTAACATTAACCAATCTTTGTGCTAACATTTCTCTTCCAAGATAAACAATCAAATTACTTTTATGCACCAATTCTTTTTTACCATCATCAAGTTGTTCATATATATGTACTTCACCTCGCGGTCTTCTTTCTGTAGGTATATCTATACCAACTTGATCAACCAAACAGTTGTCACCATACATTTCCTTTATAACAATTGTTGTATCTTTGACCTTTTTCATAATCAGTTTCCTTCTATTTATTTTGATGGAGATTTACTTTATATTTTGTTCTGAATTTATTACATGTTTAGTCTTTAATCCAGCGGAAAATAAAGGGTATGATCAAAAAATTATATATGATCATACCCTTTAAAAATATTACTCTAAATAAGTTCCACAGTTTGAACAATATTTAAACGAAGATTTATATGATTTGCCACAACTAGAGCAAGTTAATTTAGATTGTATAGTTAATGGTGAAGGTTGAAAACCAGCATTTGGTTTATTATCAATTCCCTTCATACGAATAATAACAACTTCAGCTGGTTCAAGTTCTCCAATCGATCCATATCTAAATTGTTGATTTATTTCACTTCCTTTAACAGTAATCCCCTCATCATTCAAAGGGGTACCCAAAGATTCAGTTCCTAAAGAAGATGATACTGTCATACTAGATTGATTAAAAGGAGATGATGAAGTTATTCCCCTTGCAATATCCCCTCGATCTGTTTTTATATTACTTGAAGCATATAAAGTATTATGATAATCCCAATGAAAAGGGTTATGGTGATAGTGGTGGTGATCTTCATTTATTATAGTTTTCTTTATAATTGGCTTCGGAATTTCATATGCAAATTCAACTCGAATAATTCCATCATCAATTTTATCACCACGATGTTCTTGTATTTCTTTTGTTTTCTTTATAAACTTAAATTTATTTGTAGCATTAGTTCCTTTTAAAAACCCTTCAAGTTCTGTGCTTGTGTTTGCATTAAGAATTAACGAACTATAATCAAGAACATCTTGACCATCAATATGAATTTTAACAGAAGCTCTTTTTGAACTTAAGTTCTTTAGATAGATTGAATATTCCGAACCAAAAGGAAGGTAAACAAAATCATCTTTAATTCTTAAAATTTTGCCTTTACATCTTACATCAACTACAAAATTGTTTTTATAAGTCATTTTATTATTTCTCCTTTAAACAGGCCATAGGCTAAGACCTCAATTATTTAAAGCCTATAGGATAGAATTTTATTTTGTATTGATTTCCAACACAACTCATTTTCACATAATATAATAATTATTACATTGTTTTGTTTTTGGCACCTCCTTATTTTTTCTGTGTCATTTTTAATTAACCAATCATTCTTTGGATCTAAATAAACATCATAATCTTTAAGATAAAAATCTGGGTAATATTTTCTATATTTGTTTTTAGAATCAATATAATTCATATATGCTGGTCTGACCCATTCTATATTATTGCTATCTAATTCTTTTGCTACTTTTAATTCATATGATGATTGAAGTATAACCATATTATTTTTTTTAGTTTTATATTTTATAGTAACTCTATTAGTAACACCAAATTTTTTATATCGCTCAGGATGTGCTTCAAGATTTAATTTAGTGGTTTTTGATATTAAGTTTCTTCTTTCCTTTGTATATTGACACTTTCTACAACAATATATTTGCTGTTTTTTAAGTTTGTATGGTATTACATTATTACATAATGGATTTTTACATATTTTAGGATTGTTAAAATAATCTATTTTTCTTTGATGTGAGTTAAAATGATTTTTAAAACCATTATGTTTTTCAAATTTCTTTTTACATATTGAGCATATAAACATAATATTCTCCTCTAAAAATTATTTAGAGGAGAATAGACTAATCTCCTGTATAAATTATTTAAAGTCTATAATGTTTTGTTCTTATTTTTGAGATTATAATCTATATATATAAATTAGTGATAGGAAACAAACTTACTTATTAACTTCAATAGGAGACATATATTATGAGTTACCGTATGAGTGAAATTGTTTATGTACGACACGGTATAAAATATCTGAAATTGGAGAGAAGTGAAATCATTAAAGAAGGTGCCATGCAATCACTTCATTGTGGTCAACTTTATCCGATTACAAATAACGATGGTAAAACAATCGGAAACATTCCAGATCACTTTTTCATACATAGGGATTTCTATAACCCAATATAATCAGGAGGTTATATATGAAAAAAATTATTTATATACGTAATGGTAAACATTATTGTAAACTCGGGAAACATGAAATCATCAAAGAAGGTGCTATGCAATCCTGGTGCCATGGCGAACTTTTTCCAATTCTAAATGTTGATGATTCAACAGTCGGAGATATTCCTGCAAGTTTTTCGGATGAAAGCGATTTTTATAACTTGGTTGAATCTGAACGGGAATTTATAGGATTAACGGATTAAAAATGAAAACTTAATTTATAAAATTTTGAGGAGCTGCTGTGGGTATTCGGGGACGAGTCATTCCTGGTGCCACATTGAAAGCGGTTAGTGATTGATTTACCTCAAAATAGTAGTGGGTGCTGACTGTGGGGAATTGTCGGGAACGAATCATTCCTGACCCTCTTAAAGCAGTTAAGTGATTGATTCACCCAAAAAGGTTGTGAGTCCGGAATGGGATAATGCTTCCCCGAATTAGAATGACTATAGCGACGGTGTAAAGTTATCGCTCACAACCCCCCCCAACTTAAATAGTAGATCAAAATTGTGTGAGTCCGGATTGGGATAATGCTTCCCCGAATTAGAATGACTGATAAGCGATCGGTGAAACACAGTCATCGCTCACAATCCCAACTTAAAGTGAATCAATACCAGATGTGTAAGTAATGACATGTCATACATCTGGTATTTTTTTGCTTAAATATTTTTTCCGTAATATTTTCCACCATACATAAAGGACCCTTCGATTACAGTAATTGGGGTTAAGTTAAAAATTCCAGTAGCTGGTAGATGTTCTACAATACCAAATTGATTAATCCAAAAATTTGGAGCATTCCTTTTATAATCTGGTTTGATGCTGCAAAGACATCCAAGAGATGTTGCGGTGTGATAACCTTTTCTATCAATTGGTGAAACTTTTGCATACATTTGTGGATTGTGAACATGAGCATATACTACGTTGCCTTCAAAAGCTTCAAGTGTTTTTACAGCATGATATTTATTCCAATAAAAGCCATGAATCACTGATAGTTTACCAATTGTATGAATTTCATTATACGGAATTATTTTATAACCTCGTTCTGTAAGCCTTAAATTACGATCAATTTCTATCATCTTTTCTAACTCAGGATGTTCTTCAATATACCAATTTACTCTTTCTTCATGATTACCATACATAAATGTTCTACGAATACCAGGTCGTGTTATGTTTTCATGTCTTTTTAAAATATGATGATCAAACCCTTCATATTCTTTTAACAATCGTTGACCTTCTTTTAATAGAGGTTTTCTTTTATTCCATCCTGATATACAATCCAAAGACATTTGGTCGCCCATATAAACGATTTCATCTGGGTCATAGTCAGATATAAATTCTTCAAGTGCTCCCAATACACGTGGTTCATAATGTGGATAGTGAATGTCTGGAACAAGTACTGTTTTTTGGATTTGAAAAATATCTTGTGAGTCACATGTGATTTTTGACTTGCATCTATCTGAATGGGATCCTGCATATTTATAAACTGTTTTTGGTGAGCAACTACAAAGTCTTGATATCTCTACATTTGATAAAATTGTACTGTTTGCTAACTTTATAACTTCTGTTCTAAGAATTGACATATTTAATTCCCCTTAAATACACAAATTAAATTTAAACTTTGTATTTATTTTTTTGTTCTAAAAATAAAAGTAGACATCCTATCGTATACTCACTGTTTATAAGGGGTTAGAAACTAAAATGTTATAGAAGAATACGAGAACCATTCTCTTGTAATATATAGAAACCATTTTCTTGTAGCATATAACCTATTATCTCTTCTATTGTAATTTGTACAAGATCAAACCCATGTGTACAATCAAATGATCCTTCACCATCAAAATCTCTAAACCCACCTGATTGATAATATGTAAATTCTTTAATATCAGAGGGTACAGTATCTGGAATTGTCCATGATAAATTAAAATTCGTTGAATCAACTGGATCCGATAATTCAACAGTAAATCCAGATTCTGTTTTTTCAATGATATTCCATGTGTATACAGTACCACCGCTTTCTAATACAACAGTTAAAGGATATGCATCATTAATAACAGGAGTTGTATAAGTATGAGTTACAGTGGTAGCACCAGTTAAAATTGGAATGTTACCATTTTTATCACCCATACATACAAAATATTCAAATTTGTAATTAGGCGAATCAACTACATTTGAAAAATTTATTCTAAAAGAGGTTTCACCTTTATCACTTATTGTATAAGCATATACAGAAGTAGTTGCATCTAAAACATTAGATATTGATCCTGAGATAGAGTAATTTGAGCATGTAGTTGGTAATGTAACAATTTGTGATGTAGAAGTTGTATCTATACTAACAATATCTGAAGATGTAGAATCTAAAAC